TCTACGGTAACGCGTTCGCGCATGTCCAGCGCGACAACCAGGGGCGCGTCGTCGCGCTCTGGCCGATGCAAGCGAGCCGGATGCAGATCACGCGCAACGCCGACCGGCTGCTGGTCTACACCTACCAGACCGACGCGACGCGGTACGAGTTTGTCGCCGAGCCGGTGCGCCCGCCGATCTTGCATCTGCGGGCGTTCAGCGCCGACGGCGTCGTCGGGCGCTCGCCCGTGCAAGTCGCGCGAGAAGCGATAGCTGGGGCCATCAGCGCAGATATCTATGGACACACTTTTTTTGGCAATGGCGCGGCACCGGGCGGCGTCTTGCAAGGCCCGCGCGGCGGTCGCCTGACCGAGCAGGCCCACCAACGCCTGCGCTCGTCGTGGGATGCCGCGCACAAAGGTGCCGCGCGCGCGCACCGTGTCGCGCTGCTCGAAGATGGCTGGACGTGGAACCCGATCAGCGTCGGCAATCGTGACAGCCAGTGGATCGAAGCGCGGCAGATGGGCGTGGTCGACATTGCGCGCTTGATGGGACTACCGCCCTGGATGCTCTACGAGATGGAGCACAGTGCGAACTACAGCAACGTGGAGCAACAGTCGATCGATTTTGCACGCGAGATTAGCGGCTGGTTGCGGCGCTGGGAGTCGCAGATCGATCGCACGCTGCTCGGGCGCGGCAATCGCACACACTTCGCGAAATTTGTCATCGAGGGGTTACTGCGCGGCGATATCCAGACGCGGTATCAAGCCTACGCGACCGGGCGGCAGTGGGGCTGGCTCAGCATCAACGATTGTCGACGCCTCGAAGATCTGAATAGCATCGGCGAGGCGGGCGACGAATACCTGCAGCCGCTGAACATGGCACCAGCGGGCGAGACGCCGCCCGAGGGCGTCGAGACGTTACGCGACGACCAGGCCGCGCGCCTGCTCGCGCTGGCGACGGGCGATCCACAGTAGAGGCGAGACTATGGCCGAGAGACCGATGCCACGATCCGAGGTCCGCAGCGTCGAGCGACCCGTTGAGCGCCGCGAGGCGACCGACGACCAGCCGACGCAGATCACCGGCTATGCGGCGCTGTTCGACACGCCCGCGACGATTGGCGGCGCGTGGGTCGAGCAGATCGATCGCGGCGCGTTCGACGACGCGCTGGGCGACGACGTGCGCGTGCTCTTCAATCACGACCCGTCGAGGCTGCTCGGGCGCACGGCGAGCGGCACCGCGTCGATCGCGGTCGACGAGACGGGCCTGCGCTACACCGTGACGCCGCCGGATACCGCGACCGGGCGTGAAGTGCTCGAATTGCTACAGCGCGGCGACGTCTCGGGCAGCAGTTTCGGGTTTCAGGTACTCGCGGATCGCTGGACCGAGGGCACGACCTCGGCCGATCTGCCGGTGCGACACTTGGAGCGGGTCACACTGATCGACGTGTCGCCGGTCACGATGCCCGCGTACGTCGAGACCACAGCCGAGGCGCGCGGCCAGGCGTTCGAGCTGAGCAAACATTCGGCCCAGCTCGACGCCGCGACCGCACAGCGTCGGCTGAGACTCGCGCAATATCGGGTCGAGTAGGCGGCGGTATTTTCACATCGCGTCGGCGCTCGCGCCTCGCCCATGCCTGGGCCTCTCGCAAGCACGCGACCTCACTCTGGGGGTTGTTATGTCACTGCGAGAACAACGAGCCAAACTGGTACACCAGCAACGGGAGATTGTGACGGCCGCCGATAGCGAATCGCGCGGGATGACGGTCGACGAGCTGGGAAAATTCGACGCGATCGACGACGAGATTGTGAGCCTGAAGGCGACGATCGATCGCGCCGAGGCGGTCGAGGCTGACGTGCGCGCCATCAGCGACGCGGGCGGGGCGAGTGTCGCCGCGCCGGTCGAGACGCGGGCACCCGCGACGATCGCGGCGATTGCGCCGACGACGACCGAAAACAGGGTCGGCACCGCGAGTCCCGAATACCGCGACGCGTTTCGCGGCTACATGCGCGGCGCGCCGACCGAGACGCGGGCGCTGGAAGTCGGGACCAACAGCGAGGGCGGCTACCTCGTGCCGGACCAATGGGCGACGCAGCTCGTCGACGCGCGGAACGAAGAGAACGTGATGCGTGGGCTAGCCACGGTTATCGTGACGACCTCGGGCACGTTCAACGTGCCGACGGTCAGTTCGCAAGGCAGCGCGAGCTGGACGACCGAGGAAGCGGCGCACACCGAGAGCGATCCGGCGTTCGGTATCGTGCAGTTCTCGCCGTACAAGGCGAGCACGCTGGTCAAGGTCTCCGACGAGCTGATACAGGACAACGCGTTCGACCTTGAGGGCTATCTCGCGCGCGAGTTTGGGCGACGGATCGGCGCGCTGGAAGAGGCGGCGTTTATCGATGGCGATGCGTCGAGCAAGCCGAAAGGCACGATCTACGACGCAGGCGTCGCCGTGACCGCCGCCAGCGCGACGGCGGTGACGTCGCTTGAGCTCATAAGTCTCTTCCACGGTCTGGCGCGCCAGTATCGCGACAACGCAACGTGGCTCATGCACGACGATACCGTGCAGCTCGTGCGGAAGCTGGTCGACGGGAATAGTCAGTTTATCTGGCAGCCCGGTATGCAGGCCAGCGAACCGGATCGGCTACTGGGTCGACCCGTCTATGCGTCGAGCCGAGTGCCTGCGCCGACGACCGCGAAGAAGGCGATCGTGTTTGGCGACCTGTCCTACTACTGGATCGCCGACCGGGCCGGGATCGCCGTGCAGCGATTAGCAGAGCTGTACGCCGCCAATGGGCAGATAGGCTACATCGCCTCGTCTCGAACCAGTGGCGCGAACGTGCTCGCCGCTGCCGTCAAAGTGCTGCAGATGGCGTAAATGTGGATCACCGGGTGGCGCGGGCGGCTCGGCCGCCTGCGTCGCCGTTGTCGAGGGTTTATGCGGATCAAAATGTTGACCAGTATCGCGGGGTCAGATATGGCCGCGCGGCCGGGCGAGATTGTCGACGTCGAGGCCGGGCTGGCCGCGCGCTTGATTGCGAGCGACCAGGCCGAGCGCGTCGACGGCGCAGCCGAGGCGGCCGCGAAGCCGTCAGCCGCGCAGACGGCGACGACGGCACCAGCGCGCCCGCGTCGACGAGGTCGGCGTGGCTAAGTGGGCCGATATTTTACAAGACGTGGTCGAGGTCACTGCGCCGAGCGCCGAGCCGATCACGACGACCGAGGCGAAGCAGTTTCTGCGGGTCGATCATGCGACGCAGGACGATCTGATCGACGACCTGATCGCCGCCGCGCGGCAGCGGGTCGAGGCCGATACCGGGCGCAGCCTCATCACGACAACGTGGGATCTGAGTTTCGATACGTTTCCCGACGAGCGCGCGATCGTACTGCCGCGCCTGCCGCTGGCGTCAGTGACGTCGGTGACCAGCTACGACGCCGACGACACGGCGGCGACGCTGTCGAGTAGCGACTATTTGGTCGACACGGCGCAAGGCCGGATCGCGCTGAATGACGACGCCGACTGGCCGACCGACCTGCGCGCCCATAACAGCGGCGTCGTGCGGTTTGTCGCGGGCTACGGGGCAAGCGGCGCGAACGTGCCGCAGCCGCTCCGGCTCGCCGTCTACCAGCTCGTGACGCACTGGTTCGAGCAGCCCGATCTGGCGGGCGCGATGCAAGTCGACGCCGCCTATGCGGGACACCTGGCACCCTATCGCGGCGGGCAGAGGATCGGCTGATGCCGTCGGCCCGTCGACCGTTGAACCCGGCCACCTTGAGCGAACGGATCGTGATCCAGACCTTATCGACCAGCGTCGACAACCAGGGCGGGCGGTCGTCATCCTGGTCGACCCTGGCGACCGTCTGGGCCGACGTGCGCCCGTTGACGGCGCGCGAGACGCTCGCGGCGAAGTCGGCCGCCTCGCTGGTCGGCTACGAGGTGACGACGCGCTACCGATCAGACGTCACGCCCAAGATGCGGATCACCTGGACGCCGTCATGGTCGAGCGGCACCGCGTCGCGGACGCTTGAGGTGCACGGCGTGCGCGTCGACCGCCCGACGCAGACGATGGCGCTGGATTGTGGAGAGGCGACCTGATGGCGCGATCGGCGCTGGAGCCTGTCGGCGAGGCAGTGTATGGCGCGCTCAACGTCTCGGCGTTTACGACGCTGGCGTCGGGCGGCGTGTACGACGACCCGCCGCAGGATGTCAGCTATCCATTCGCCTGGTACACCGTGCGCGAGGATGACGTCGACGGCACGTTCGGCCAGGCGATGAAACGCTGCCGGGTGCGCGTGCACGCGTTCTCCCAGTATCAAGGCAACCAGGAAACGCAGAAAATTCTGAACAAGGCCGTCGACCTGCTGCGCTATACGACGCCGTCCATGTCAAACCATACCGCGCTGCTGGTCACGCACGAGTCGTCGACCGGGCTGCCAGACGAGCTGATCAACGGCGTCAAGACCAAGCACGGCGTTGCGGATTTTCTCTACACGGTCGCGGAGGACTGATGGCGCAGAAAACGGCCAGTTTTGATCTGCGCGGCAATCGCGACCTGCGCGAGCGGCTCGACCGCCTGGCGCGCCAGGTGCCCGAGGATGCGAAAAAGGCGCTCGGGTACGAGGCGGGCTATCAGATGGGCCTCGCGCAAGAGCGCACGCCGTTCCTCACGGGCGCGCTCGCCGGGTCGGCGCGATCCAGCGATGGCTATCTCGATCGCGGGCATATCGCGGCGGCGTACGGGTTCGGCGGCGCACCCGGCGAGATTCCGTATGTATTCGCCCAGCATTTCAAGGCATACGCGCACGATGACGGGGAGCGGAAATGGCTAACGAACACCGCGCGGCGCAGCGCACGGACGATGCTGAAGCGCCTCGCGCACGATCTGCGGCTCGGGGCGTAGGCGACCGCGACGCGCGCCCGTGCGCGCAGTGCCAGGCACCCGCCGAGCAGCGGGTCGAGGCGTCGGGGTTCGGCCCGGTGCGCGCCATGATCTGCGGCGTCTGCGGGCACCCGGTCCAGACGCGCGAGGATGCCCGACACGCGACGATCGGCTAGGGCGTAGGGGTTAGCAAGGGAAGGCAGGACGCATGACGACAGGCAGCGACTACAAGGCGACCCGGCGACTGACCGACCGCGCGGGCGAGGTCTTGGCGAACGTGGGCGAGACGTGCGACCGCGTGCCCGCCGACTCGATGGGCTGGTTGATTGAGCAGCGGATCGTCGTGCCGCTGTCAGAAGAGAGTGCGCCGCCGCCCGCCGGGCCGACGCGCCGACGAGCTGACGACGACGGGGGTGAGTGACGCATGGCGAAATATGGCAGTAATGACGTCGCGTTTTTCCTGGTCGACGGGTACGACCTGACCGGCCTCTCGACCTCGCTGGCCGATACCACGTCAGCGAGCCTCGAAGAGACGCACGCGCTCGGCGATAGCTACCCCGAGCAGACGGCGACCGGGCTACAGACCGCCGAGCTGACGGCCGAGGGGTTCTACGACGACGCGACCGACGGGAGCAACGCCGCGCTGAGTGGCAATGAGACGACCTCGCGCGTCGTCTGCTATGGCTACCAGGGGAACACGATCCATAAGTACATGGTCGGCCATACAGGCGCGTTCGGCGGCACCTATTCGCGCACGGCGAGCCGGGGCGAGCTGCACAAAGCGTCGGCGAGCTGGACGGTCACGGGCCAGAAGGACACCGGGCAGATTATGCACGCGCTCGGGTCGGAGTCGGCGACCGGAACATCGGCTGCCGACGGCAACGCGAGTGGGTCGAGCGCGAGTGGCGGCGCGGGCTATTTGCAGGTCACCGTGAAGAGTGGCACGTCGCCGACGCTGGACGCCAAAATTCGCGACAGCGCAGACAATTCGACCTATGCCGACCTGATCTCGTTCACGCAGGCGACCGGCGTGACGGCCGAGCGGGTGACCGTCTCTGGAACGGTGAACCAGTATACGCTCGCCAGTTGGACGCACGGCGGCACGTCACCCGTGTTCACGTTCATGATCGCGTTTGCGCGCGAGTAACGCATGAGCGCGGATCGCTATCAGCACGCGGCGCGCGAGATTGAGCGATGGGCGCGCCTGCGCCTCTACGAGTCGACCGCGTCGGCAGATATCGAGCAGGCGCGCGGGCTGTTACGGCTCGCCGTCGGCCTACGTCGGAAACTGGAAAAGTGGGCGGCATCCGCGCCGCCTGATCGTTCACCTACACACGCGCGCCGTCGTGTATCTCCTCGCCCGTCAGATCGGGCCTCGGATCACGCGCGACCGAGGGCCGAGTCATGGCGAAATATGGCAGCAATTCGATAATCGTGGCGGTCGATAACAGCGGCGGGTCCGTCGTCACGATGACCAGCTATATCACCGAGATCAATACCATCGACGTAGAAGCGATGCTCGAAGAGTCGCACTCATTCGGCGACGCCTGGTTCGAGAGTTTGGCGACCGGCGTGCGGAAGGCGAGCGACCTGGTACTCGGCGGGTTCTACGACGACACATCCAGCACAGGACCGGACGTAATTTTTAACGCTGTGGCGTCAGGCCCGACGGCGTCAACGCGCACCGTCACGATCACATTTGGAGGCTCGAAAACGGTCTCGTTCGAGGCGCTGATCACCAAGTATTCGAGAACGGCGTCGCGTAATGAGCTAACCAAATTCGAGGTGACCTTGACGCCGACAGGCACAGTCACCGAGGCGTAGGGTCGACGACACGGCGGCGGGCGCTCGCTGCATGAGGCAGCCGCGCCCGTCGCCCTGATCACCGGGAGTCATCATGTTCGCCAGTCGCGTGACCAGGGACATCGAGACGCCGACCGATCCGGCGTATACCGTCACGATCCGCCAGCTCTCAGGCCGCGCCAAGGCGCGCTGCCAGGAGGCGGTGATCAGCCGCGCGGCGGGCCTCATTTCGCGCATTGGCGGCGCGTCGGCGTTTGCCGAGATCCAGAAGCTGGGCGGCGAGCGCGAGGTGCGCCAGGCGGTCGACCGCGACCCGGCGCAGAGTTACGACCAGTCGACCGTGCTCACCGAGGGCATCGTGCGCTGGACCGCATCCGAGGACGTCACGCCCGAGCAGATCGACGACCTCGAACCCGAGACGAGCGATCTGCTGTTTCGGGAAATTTTACGCCTGAGTCGGATCGCGGTGACGGCCGACGACGTCGCGACCGACGAGGCGGCGGCAAAAAACGGCTAAAGGCGTTGCACCGGCTGCTGACCGGCAGCGAGGCGGGGCACGCCGACGAGGAGACCGAGTGTGTGCGTCTCTGGACGATCAGCCGCTTGTGCGATGAGTTTCGCTGCCTGCCCGCGCAGGCCGAGCGCCTCTGGCTCGACGACCCGGGCGACACGGCGATCCAGATTGTCGAGTTGCGCGCCTATGCGGCAGCCCTGCGCGCCTATCAGCAGGTGGACGGCAAGATCGACAAGTTGGACGAGTCGCCCATGATGGATCGCGTGCTCGACAACATTTTCGCCCTACACCGCGAGCGCGTCGCCGCGCGCGAGGCTGACGACTAATGGCTGCGACCGTCAACGTCGGCGTCCTCGAAGCGGTACTCCGACTCAAAGATGTCATGTCGCCTGCGCTCAATAATGCGGGCAAGCAATTGACGCGTTGGGGTGCGCGCGCCGGGCGCGTGGGCGGCAGTCTGACGCGCGGGCTGTCGCTGCCACTTCTCGCGATCGGCGCGGCGGCGGTCAAGGCGGCGGTCGATTTTGAGTCGAGCTTTGCGGGCGTGCGGAAGACGGTCGACGCGACCGAGGCCCAGTTTGCCGTGCTCAAGCAGGGGTTTCGCGATCTGGCGCAAGAGATCCCGGTTAGCGTGAACGCGTTGAACGGCATCGGCGAGGCGGCCGGGCAGCTCGGGATCAAGACCGAGAACATTCTCGACTTTACCGAAACAATGGCCGCGCTCGGGGTGACGACGAACCTTGCGGCCGAAGAAGCCGCGACGAGTCTGGCGCGGCTCGCCAATATCACCGGCATGAGTCAGGGCGACTTCGACCGGCTCGGCTCCACGGTCGTCGGCCTCGGCAACAATTTCGCGACGACCGAGGCCGAGATTGTGGCGTTTGGCCTGCGGATCGCGGGTGCGGGCGCGCAGATCGGGCTGACCGAGGGCGAGATCCTCGGCCTGGGCACCGCGCTCTCGTCAGTCGGGATCAACGCGGAGGCGGGCGGCACGGCGATCTCGAAAGTGATGATTCAGATCGCCAGCGCGGTCGCCTCGGGCGGGGCCGAGCTGGATCAGTTCGCCGCGATTGCCGCGCGCACCGGCACGATCGCTCGGGGCGACTTCGCGGAGGCGTTCCGCGACGATGCGGCGGGCGCGATCGTCACGTTCATCGAGGGACTGGGCACGCTCGACGACGCCGGGATCAACACGTTCGCGGTGCTTGAGGATCTCGGGATGCAAGAGGTCCGCGTGCGCGACGCGATGTTGCGCGCCTCGGGCGCGGGCGATCTGTTGCGCGAATCGGTCGAACTCGGCAATGACGCGTGGCGCGAGAATACCGCGCTGACCGCCGAGGCGGCGGTGCGGTTTGCGACGACCGAGAGCCGCCTCAAGCTGCTCAGTCAAAAAGTGTACGACCTGCGGATCTCGCTCGGCGAGGCGCTGCTGCCGGTGTTCGAGAGTGTCATGGGGGTCGCCGAACGGTTGCTGCCCAGCGCCAAGCGCCTGATCGATCGGTTTGCGGCGCTGCCTGGCCCTGTGCGCGACACGGCGACCGCGACGCTCCTCCTCGTCGCGGCGCTCGGCCCGCTGCTGATGGTGTTCGGCTCGATTTCGACCGGCGTGGGCACGCTGCTGCCAGTGCTGGGCGTGTTCAGCGCGGCGGTGCGATCGCTGGGCGGTAAGCACTTGGTGACGCTCGGCGCGCGGCTCGTGCGGATCGGGCGTTCGGCGGCCGGGCTGCGCGGCGTCGTCACCGTGCTCGCGCGGGGGTTCGTCGGCCTGAGCAACCCGATCGGCTGGGTGGTCACCGCCCTGACGCTGCTCGGGGCCGTATCGGAGAATTTTCGACGGATCGCGGTCGCGGTCGGTCGCATCATCAAGGGCGTCGTCGTCAAGGCGTTTCAGGATCTGGTCGCCAGTATCAAGTCGGCGTGGCAGTGGGTCACAAACCTCGCTAGCACGGTCAGCGGGACGCTCGCGCCGATCTGGGAGTTTTTCGAGGGCGTGCTGGGCGTCGTGGCCGACGGGTTCGAGGATGTCGCCGACGCCGTCGGCGGGGTCGAGGAAGCGGTCGACGACGCCGTCGCACCGACAGAAGCACTCGCCGACGAGGTCGAGACGCTCGGCGATGGACTCGACGCGCTGCCCGGCGTGGTCGATCCGGTCGTCACGGGCCTCGGCGATCTGGGCGGCGCGGCTGGCGTCGCGCGTGACGAGGTACAGCAGTTAGCCGATCGTCTCAGCGACGCGGGCCTGGCGGGCGATATCACGACGCTAGAGGCGGCCTGGTCGTCGCTGGACCCAGAAATGCAGCGTAACGCGCACACCCTGCAGCGGGTCAGCGCGGAGGCGCTGGCGATCATCGACCGGGGCGGCTCGCTCACGGGCACGGTCGCCGCGCTCGGGATGGCGGCGTTCGTCGCGCGCGAGCAGGGGCTGGTGCCGCTCGCCGACGGCCTCGACGCTGTCACGATCCAGCTTGGCGATCAGGAGGCGGCGCTCGACCGACTCGGCAGTGAAATGATCTGGGCGACGCAGCACGGCTACGGGCCGATGATCGCGTCGGTGGACATGTTCCGCGACGGGATCGTGCAACTCGAACAACCGATCGCCGATTTTCACCAGGCGCTCGGACAGACGCCGGGTTTCTTCGACAACATTCGCACGTCGCTCGGCGGGTTCGTCCAGGGGCTGACCGGCGGCGAGGGCTTGTCGGGGTTCTTCACGCAATTTGGCGCGGGCGTCGTCAGTGGCCTCGGCGAGATTCTCAGCGGCGGGATCACGTCGCTGATCGCCGTCGGTACGCAGCTCGCCATCCAGGGGTTAACGGCGCTCGGCAAAAAGCTCTTTGAGGGGTTCGGGCATATATGGAACACGGTGCGCGGGCTGTTCGGGCGCACCGCCGAGGACAACATCCGCATCACGGGCGAGCGGCTCGGCTTCGCGATCGGCGAGGGGCTGCAGACCACGATCGCGCAGACGGCCGAGGCGATCGGCCACGACTATACGGCGTTTCTGCTCCATCTTGGCGCTATCACCGACGCACAGGGCGGCGTGATGGTCGCGGGGTTCCAGACCGTCGCGCGGACAGGTCGCGATTTGTTCTCGATGGTGCAGGAGGGCCGGATCACGACCGAGCAAGCAATGGGCGCGCTCGGGCCGGTACTTGAGGAGCTAGGCGCGAATTTCGACCAGGCGGGCGACAAGGGGCAACTGCAATTTATCGAACTAATTCAGGTCGCGGCCTCGATGGGCGTGTCGCTGGAGACGCTGCGCGGGCTGGTCGGGACGCTCGCCGATGACGCGCTGGCGACGCAGCTCGACCGCGCGATCATCGACGCGAACGGGAATATTCACGGGCTGGCCGACGCGATTCGAGCGGTGCCGCGCTCCATTCCGATCCGCGCGCACCTGGACGTCGACACGTCGCGCTTTCGGGCGGGCGTGCGCGACGCGATCGGCCAGATGCCCGACGTGCCGGGGTTGCAGGTGCCCGGGTTCCAGGGCGGCACGGGCGGGCGCTTCGTCGATTTCGGCGCGGGCCTCGGCTCGCTGGTGCGCCTGCACGGGCGCGAGGCGATCGTGCCCGAGGGGCAGGCCGGGCCAGGGTCTGATGCGCTCGCGCGCGAGATTCACGCCCTGCGATCCGAGCTACAAACCGATCGCGCGTTTCAGGCGCAACTGGTGCCGAAAATGCTCGCCGCCGCGATGGCGCAACAGGGGGTGGCGCGCTAATGGCGCGCACCGGTCGGCGGCGTGTCGTGGTCAGTGGGCCGCCTGGGTCGGGTAAGTCAACGTGGGTGCGAGCACGCGCAAGGCGCGGCGATCTTGTGTGGGATCTTGATGCCGTCGCGAGCGTTATCGGCGGGCCGCCATTGTCTGACGCTCGGCGTTCGAGGTTGTCGCCGCTGGTATTGCGCGCCGCGCTCGCAATGCGCGAGGCGCTGCTGGGCGTGGTAGAGGCCGCGCGCGATCTGGGAGACGCTTATGCGTTCGTGATTGTGAGCGATCACGACGACGCCGCCCGGTGCGCGGCGCGCCTGAAGGCCGATCTCGTGGCGATCGATCCGTACCACCAAGTTGACGAGGGGGTGCGCTAATGGCGGTCGCGCCGACGTCGATCGCGATCGAGATGCAGTTTAGCGGCGCGGCGGGTGCCTGGACGAATGTCTGGGCCGACGTGCGCGCGCAGGTGCCGGTCGGGTGCTCCTACGGCATACAGAGTGGCGGCGGCCCGGGCGATCGCTGCGCGCAGCCGGGAGCGTTGACGTTTGCGCTCGACAATTCGGCCAAGAACTCGAACACCGCGCAAGGCTACTACGCGCCCGGCCACGCGAACCAGCGCAGCGGGTTCGACATTGGGATCGGCTGCCGCCTCGCCATCATCTATGCCGGCACGACTTACTATAAATTCGTCGGACGGGTCGCGGCCATCTCGGTCACGCCCAACCAGCGCGGCCCGTGGACGACGCTCGTGACGGCGCACGATTACCTCGACGAGTGCTTGCGCGCGAAGCTCAAGCGCGTCGCCGTGCAGACCTCGAAGCGCGGCGATCAAGTGTTTGACGTCCTGGTCGCGGCGATGCCGTCCGCGCCGGGCAGCTCGACGAGCGGCACCGGCCGCGAAACCTACGATCTGTCGCTTGATGCGAAATCGTCAGAAGAAGGCGTACTGGTGCTCGGCGAGCTGCAGCGGTTGGCGATGTCAGAGGCGGGGTTTATCTATGGCAAGGGCACGACGAACGCGTCGACGGCGCAGGCACTGATCTATGAGAGCCGCACCGAGCGCGCGAAGAAAAACACCAACGCGACGACGTTCGACGACGACGACCTGGACGGCATCGAGATCACGCGAAGCCGCGATACCGTCATCAATCGGATGCAGGTCAAGACGCACCCGCGCCGCAAGGACGGCAGCGCCGTCGTGCTCTATCAGCAGCGCGACGCGACGGTCGGCACCGGCTCGGCGTTGAGCCTGTCGGCGGGGGTGACGCAAACGCTCATCTGCCCGTATACCGACCCGGACGATCGGACGCACCGGTGTGCGGGGACGTCGATGGTGACGCCCGCCTCGTCGACCGATTACAGCGCCAACGCCGCTGCTGATGCGTCATCGACTGACTTGACCAGCAGCCTCGGGGTCGCTGCGACGTTCGGCGGCACCAATGCGTCGGTCGCGCTCACGAACAACCACGCGAGTACGACGCTCTATGTGACGAAATTGAACCTCCGAGGGATCGGGATCTACGACGATCAAGAAACGGTTCACGAGGCCGAGGACACGGCGAGCCAGACGACATTCGGCGCGCACACGTTCACCTACGATGCGCCCTACCAAATGTCGCCGACGGTCGGCGACTCGATGGCGCTGCACTTTCTCGGCGTCTATTCCGACGCGCAGCAGAGCGCCGAGAGCATCACGATCCTGATGAATAAAAACGCCGGGCTGATGACGGCCGGGCTGGCGCGCGAAGTGGGGGATCGCATTGGCGTCGGGGAAGCCATGAGCGCGATCGACGAGGGGTACTTTATTCAGTCGGTGCACCTGACCATCACGCCGACGTCGATCATCCGGTGCCGCTGGGGGTTGTCGCCAGCGAGCCGGATCACGTACTGGTTTCTCGGCACGGCGGGCGCATCCAATGTGGGCACGTCGACGCGGATCGGATTTTAGGGAGGCAGTATGGCATGGGCAACCAGTTCCAGTCTGAGCACGGGCGACCTCATCACGGCGTCTGAGTGGAACCAGGCGGTGGTCTCGAACACCAACGCGTTACGGGCGGGCGGCATCGCGATCGCCTCGCAGGCCGCAAACGATGTGCTGTACGCCAGCAGCGCGACGCAGGTCGCACGCCTCGGTGCGGGTACGGCGGGCAAGGTCTTGACGACGCAGGGCACCGGCAGCGCGCCGACTTGGGAAACGCCTACGGCATTCGACGCCGACGCCGCGCAAGTGTTCAACGAGAGCGGCGCGGACGTGGACTTCCGCATCGAATCTGATGACAACACGTCCATGCTGTTTGTGGATGGCGGAGAAGATCGGGTCGGCATCGGGACGTCCTCACCCGACTCACTCTTAGATCTGTTTTTGGACGATGCCAGCGTCCTCGGCACGGTGATTATCGAGCAGGACGGCACTGGTGACGCATCGACTCGGTATCTACTGACGGGTCTCATTAGCTGGTCTACGGGAGTCGACAATTCTGACGGCGACAGTTACAAGATCAGCCAAAGCAGCAATTTGAATGACTCGGTTCGGCTTAGCATTGACACCTCGGGCGCGGTGCATGTGCCCGGAGCGTTCAGCAAGGGCAGCGGCTCATTTAAGATCGACCACCCGCTGCCGTCCATGTCGGACCACTTTCTAGTCCATAGCTTCGTTGAGAGTTGCGGAGCGGAGCTAATTTACAGAGGGCAGGCGACACTGATCGCAGGTGCGATACAGGTCGATCTCGACGAGGCGGCAGGAATGACCAGCGGCACGTTTGTGCGCCTCTGCCGTGAGGCCCAGGCGTGGATAACGATGGAGAGCGGAGGATGGCATCACGTACGCGGCTCGGTGGATGGAAGCACGCTGACGATTGAGTGCGAGGAGGCTTGTGAGGACCAGGTGGCATGGCTTGTGATTGCGAATAGACACGATTCGCATATGCGCGATCCAGGCACCCTGTGGACCGATGATCAAGGCCGTCCAATAATCGAGCCGGTTAAGCCGGAGCCGGAGCCTGAGCCGGAGCCTGAGTAAAAAACACGATGTCAGAGACAATGACCGGATCACCTAGCGCGGATCGCGCGCCTGGAAGCCTCCCTAGCCTGACGGTCGGGGATCTGCTGGCGCTGCTCGGCGAGCGCGATTGCACGATCAAGCAGCAGTCGATGGCACTCTCGGCGCAGGCGGCCGAGATTGCGAGACTGCAGGCGCTGGTCGGCCCGGTCGACGCGCGCGACGCGACGCGCGAGGGCGGGTGATGCCAGCGCCAAACATGCCCGGCGCGCCGTGGGTCGTCAAGGCGATCACGCAGGTCGGCGTGCCGTCCGCGATTGCGCTGTATCTCGTTTGGCTGCTCGCGTCGCAGGTGCTCGGCGCGATCCAGACGCACGACGCGCGCAGCGACGCCGAGCTGCGCGGCCTGCTGCCCGTGCTGCAGCGGATCTGTATCAATACCAGCGCGACCGATCGCGATCGCGCGGCCTGTTTTAGACCATGATCGCCAGACTCGCCGCCTATCGCCAGGCCATCACGACGGCGCGCGCCGTCTATGCCGACGTGCTGGGCCGCCCGGTCGACGACGAGGGACTCGCCGAGACGCTGCGGCGGCAGCTCGACGACGACGCGACGCGCGCCGACCTGGTCGCCTGGCTCGAAGCGAGTCGAGAATATCGCGACGCGCATCCAGATCCGGCTGCGCCTGCGCCGACGCGCCCCGCGCCGCTGCCGCCGCTCGCGGGGCGGCTCCGCGTCGAGGGCGACACGTATGTCGACGACGCCGGGCCGCGCGTGCCGATTGCACTCCACGCGGGCGATCTCGCGCTGGCGTTTTGCGAGGGGCGCGGCGACGACGTCGAGGCGGCATTCACCGAGGCGCGCGCGGCGGGCTACCAGATCCTCCGCACCTGGACGTCGATCGGCTGGCACCAGCGGCATCGCTTCTGGGGCGACCGACAGCTCGACCCGAATGACGCCGAGACGCGCCGACGGTTAACCGAATTTTTTCGGATCGGGTCCGAGGATCACGGGCTGGCGTTCCACGTCGCGCTCGGTGACGCCGACGCGCCGCGCGACGCGATCCGCGCCTACTTCGACTGGCTCGCAGGCCTCGTCGCCGAGCGCCCGCACTGGTTCGCGCTGGTCGAGGCGGTGAACGAGGCCGCGCATAACGGCGCGCCCGATGCCGACGAGGTCGCGTCGTGGATTGCGATCAGCCGCGCGCGCAATCCCGAGACGCTGCATGTGCTCAGCGCGGCGGCTGGCGCTGGCGCGAGCGAGGAAGTCGATCAACTGCGGGCGTGGACGCCGACCGACCAGCGGATCTATGTGGTGCACGCGAGCCGGGCCAATCACTGGTATGACCAGGCGCGCCACGCGTTCTCGACGGGCTACAAACGCGCACCGCGCCGCCTCGGCTGGTCGGGCGAGCCGCCCGGTATGCAGTGGCCCGGGCATACGGGCGTGTCGTCGATGACGCACGCGCACGAGTGGACGGCGGTTCCCTGGCGGTATGCGTTCTATTGCGCGCAGACCGCAGTCGCGCGCCAGGTGCCGACGTTTATGTGCTCGCACGGCGTGATCTTGCCGGTCGGCGGGCGCTTCGCCGACGCACCGGGGTTCGGCCTCGCGCCGCGCCTCATCTCGGATCTGCCGCCGGACATCCAGGGCTACGACCGCCTGATCCACGGCGGCTCGACCTGGCGCGACGTACGCGTGTTTGAGGCACCCGCAGGCATACGCGTCGATCAGGCGATCGACTCGGCGACGGGGCGCGCCGTGCTGACGATCTATCCCGACGAAGGCGAGGCACCGACCCGCGACGTCGAGATCCCGGTCGCGCGCGCCTGGCGCGGGCGCGTGCATAGTCCGCTCGGCTATGTCGACGTCGTGCTGGCGGCGGGCGATCGTTGGCCGGTCGACGCGACGAACGGTTTACTGCTGGTCGGGCAGATCCTGGAATAAGTGAGGCTTATATGGCATGGAGCTGGAGCGGCGTCGCGACACTGGCGGGTAACTTATTGCCGTTTGTCGGGCTGATCGGCGGCCCGGTCGCCAATATCACGCTGGCGATCTCGCGCGCGATCCTCGACGTCGAGGCCGCAGTGCGTGATACGGGCGCGAAGAAGAAGCAGCGCGCCGTCGAGATTGTGGGCAGTCTGGTCGAGGCGGCCGAGGGCATCACCGGCCGCGATATGCTCGGCGACGCACTCGTGGCCGAGGCGACGGCGGCGTGCATCGACGCCGAGGTCGCGCTCAGGAACGCCCACGCGCATCTGGCCGAGGTCGTGGTCGACTACAAGCTGCGGCGCGAGGCGGCCGAGGCCGAGGCGGCCACGGGCTGACAGATGCCGTCGATTGCGGCGTTGGTGCGGCTCCACGAGGGGCTGCGGCTGACGGTCTACGACGACGCGACGGGCGAGCCGATCGGCCCGGGCGCGACCCTCATCGGACATCCGACTATTGGCGTCGGGCGCGCGCTCGACGTGCGCGGGATCTCGGCCGCCGAGGCTGACGCGCTCCTCGTGCGTGATCTTGACGAGGCGGCGCGCGAGCTGACCGAGGCGCTGCCGTGGATCGCCCGGCTCGACCCGGTGCGCCGCGCCGTGCTGATCGATATGCGCCACAATCTCGGCCAGCGCGGGCTGCTGCGATTCCGGCGCACGCTCGCCGCCGTCGAGGCGGGCGACTGGGCGGCGGCGGCGCGCGGCATGGGCCGCTCGAAGTGGGCGCGGCAAGTCAAAACGCGCGCCGTGCGACTCCAGGCGATGATGCGGTCTGGCACCTGGCCGCCGGACGTCACTCATGCCGCGCCTCTGCCCTGAATGCGGACACGCGCCGTTATCCGGCCCGCATGTGCGCCGCTGTCAGGCGTGCTATTTTGCGCGGCGCGGGATGGCGACCACGGCGACGGCGTCGCCGCGCTGCGTCGCGTGCGGCGCGGCCTGCTCGCCTGGCGCGAAGCACTGCAGCGCGTGTCATCGGACCCGCCTGACGCGCGCTGGGACCGCCGCGCAACGGCGCGCTGTCGCGCTGGGGCGCGCCCGAGTATCATCGCCCGTCACGCGCACGCACGCCACCGACCGAGGATCACCGATGCCCGACCCGACGTTCGAGAGTTTCGTCGCCGAAGTGTCGGCGCTGCTGACCGAGACAGCCGCCGACAAGAACTACAGCGCAGGCGGCCCGGATGGCGACAACCTTTTGTACCGCGCCGTCGAGGAGATGGTCGGCGGGCACGCGCACGCCGCTGGGGAGATTGTGTACAAGGCCAGGCGCTACCTTGCGCGCGGCGATATCGAGGACGTGAGCAAAATTGCCGCCTGGGCGTTCTTGATCTGGCGGCATCATCGCCTGGCCGAGCGCGCGCCGTGACGACGCTGGCGGTCGTCTGGGCGCGTGGGGCCACGATCGTGTGCCTGGTAAGCCTCAATACCCGCCTTATCGCCGACGGGCGCTACAGCGCCGCCGTGGCCGTCTCAGGGCTGCTCTCGGCGTGCTGGTGGATCAATGCGCGCGTGGCGAATCGCGCCGACGGGGTCGGCCCGCTGCTCGCCTATGCGACCGGCGCGGCCTGCGGCACGGCGTGCGGCCTCTGGATCGGCGGCTGGGCCTGGTGAGCGCGCCGCTGGGCGTCGCTGCTATGTGTCCAAGTGTCCATCGACAGGCTTATTTCGCTTATTTCGCTTAATTCGCCACTGTACGAGCAACTTCGTTAAATTCGTAAGTTTCTACCAGCCTTAATTCGCTTATTTCGCTTAATTCGCCGCCGGAGGTGATCCGGTGCCAGATGCGCTGGTCGAGGCCCGCGAGGATCGCCTGTACGCGACGATCGTGCGGGCCGCCATAGGAGGGGCTAGGCGCGGCGAGCGAGCGTCCTGACGCCGACCACGCGGTCGAGGGCGTCGGCCCAGCCCTGCAGCGCCGCGCGCATTTCGGGCAGGTATTGATAGGTGTTATAGATCGCGGTCACCCGATTCGACCCGGCGGGGCGATGGTTCAGCACGCGCCCGATCACCTCGGGCGGCGTGCCTGCGGCACCGAGGCGGGTCGCGAGCGTGCGGCGCAAGTCGTGCCGCCAGGCGTCCTCGACGCCAGCGACGCGATACAGCGCGCGGATCGCTTTGTGCGGGCTGACGATCGGCCCGTCGCCGCGCCGCCCGGGAAACACATACACCGGATGCGCGCGTCGGCGGGCGTCGGTCAGGCCGCGCTCGTCGAGGATCGCGACAGCCTGGACGCTGACCGGCACCCGGTGCTGGTCGCTGTTTTTGGTGACCGCCGCCGGGATCGTCCAGAGCACGCCGTCGGCCTCGTCAGTCAGGTCGGCCCAGCGCATCGATTGCAGCTCGACGCCGCGCTGCCCGAGCAGCAATTCGAGGTGCGCGAGCGCGGCGGCGGCCCGGTGCTCGGGCTGCCAGTGCGTGTCGTGGAAGCCGCCCGACGGGTCGCGCCCGTGGCGTCGCGCCGCGAGGACAAGGTGCCGCAGCTCGCCGTCGTCGAGCGTGCGCTCGCGCGGCGGCTCGGCGCGGCCGGGTTTCGGCCGCCCGGCGCAGGGATTGACGTCCACGCCGCGCGCATCGGTCAGCAGTGCCCAGGCATAAATGGCCGAGATCAGCGCATGCACCCGGCGCGCCTCGACCGGCGTGGCGGCGACGAGCGGCTGCGTGATGGCGGCGACGTCGCTATAGCGGATCGACCCGGCGGCCCGACGCGACCAGACGGGGCGCAGGTGCCGCTCGATGCGTCGACGGTGCTCGCGCTGCGTCGACGGTTTGAGTGCGGGCACCTGGACGTCCAGGTAGCGGTCGACGAGCGCGCCAAACGTCTCAGTCGCCGCCTCGGCGCGTGCCGGGGCCAGCTCGGGCTGCGGCGTGCCGGTCGTGCGTGCGCGGCGCTTGGCGACCTGCGCGGCTTCGCGCGCCTCGGCGAGCGTCAGATCGGCGATCGATCCGAGGGTCAGCCGCACGCGTTTCGAGGCGCGCCCGACGCCGACGCGTGTGAGCACTGTCCACGTCTTGATCGAGCCGTCGCCAGACACGCGCAGCCGCAGCCCTGGCTCGCTGTCGACGACGTCGTA